TGCATTTGACGTATCTATATTTACGCCAATATTAGCATTAACGTCAGCCATTAGGTTTCACCTTCTTTATTAACTTGTCATTACATACTTGTATTTAGAACATCTGAAACTTCAGCAAGTTTAACACCTGACGCTGCTTCGACGATCTTATATACTGTTGGAAGGTCAAGAAGTTCTTCCAACTTTGCAATATCTCCAGCCAATTCAGGCTTGTATTGCTGCATTGCAATTTGAACACATTCGACAAGAAGAGTCATTGACTTTTCGTTGTCTTCCGCCACTGCCCCAACTCCTTCAAACTTCTTCATAAAAGGACGAAGAAGAGAGATTTTTAGGGGACGAACATTGATTTTTGTTCCGTCGATCAGCGTGAGGGTATTTTCCTCATGCACTGTTGTTGCCATTTTTCCTCCTATAGGTTAATCTCAATTATAGCATAAAACACTAATTTCTAAGATCTTCGTAATCTATACCCATTCCAATTCCAAAGCCTGCTTTTCTTGCATTCTCTCCCTGAAGAGCAAGAATATCATTACTATCTGTTGCCTTTCCTTTGCTAAAAACTCTAGCCTTCATATCTTCCCACTCTTTTTGGCCACGAGTTTGACCAGATTGTTTGTCTAAATCTACCCCCTGTATTGCCGCCAAAAATTTTTTTTCAGAATAATCTAGTTCTCTTTTTATACTTAAAGTAGCAAGCAGTTCGGGCATTGATAATGACTCTTCTAATTCGGAATAATCTTTCCAAATACCAAGCAAAAATACCTCAGATTCTAGTTTTGCTAAATCTAAATCAGACCATGACGTACCACTATTATTTGCTTGATCTTTTACGGTCTCATCTGATGCCTGATTTATCTTTATACCTGCAGCAATATCTATAACTTTATATACCGTTGGCATATCCATATTGTCTTGCAGGTCTGATACAGTTTTTGATATTTTTGGATAATATTGTTTCATACATATTCTTGCACATTCAGATAGGATTTCTATAGCCTCATAGTCATCTTTTGCATCTTTTACTAAGTCAAATTTTTGCATAAATTCTCTTAGATATTTAATCTTTAATGGAACAAGATATATCTCTGTACCGTCAATTAAAAAAATATTATCACTATTATAAATTTCTGTAGCCATTTTATCTATTCTATCATAACGAAAAACCCGCCACACGAATGTGACGGGTTTCGTTAATCTAAAACTAGATTATTATGATGCTGGTGCCCAAGTACGGTCAATAAGTTTTCCGTAGGAAGCACTAGTATCTTCAGGAAGAAGACGGAAGGAAACCTCAAACATTGATGGTTCGTCACGCTTTGCGGATACAGTTACGTTCTCAATTGAGAGCGCACGATACGCAGCGTAAACACGCTCAACATATGCGGAGTCTTCGCAATCACCAGTTCCAGGACCTACAGCAACAATACCACGCTCAACTGGGCATTCTCCAATGTCTCCTGCGGAGAGATTAAGAGTTTGTCCTGCTGAAGTAGATTTTGTTCCTGATAGTTCAGAATCGCTGTAAGCAAGGGCCAAGAGAAGATTCTCAAGGGTAGCCTCAGCAAAAGCAGTTGCCATATTTACTTGCATTCCCTGCTTGTATAGTTTAGCAACGTCAAGAAGTTGGTCAACCTGTACTTCACCGAAGTCTGGTTGGAACTGCAATTCAAGACCATTCATGGTATAGCCAACATTTGTAAAATCTAAATCATCGGAAAGAGTATCTCTGTACGACTCATTTGCATCAAATGCTGGTAGTGTGCCTGCTGTCAATGTTGTATCTGCAATAAAGAAAGCGGCTGCACCGACGATAATATTATTCGATGTACCACGTGTATATGCCATATTTTTCACCTCTACTTTCAATAGAATCTATATGAAGTTTTTGGCGGGTTTCCTCACCACAAGTATAACAGTGTTTTTAATTATAGGGGTAGTCTGGAGGGGTATTAGAATGATAGTCGTACTCAATAATCAGTTTATTTGCATATACCGTTCTGGCTGAGGCCAACTCAAGAATATCCCTAGTTTCATCTGCCTGATATACCCTGATATTATGAAAATATATGTTAAATGGAACAGTCTTAGGAGAAACGCTGGCACAGTAAGTGTTTACGTCTTGTGCTGCTGCGTCTTCACGATCTAAAGCATCACTAATGATTCTATGTGCATCAGTAATCTTGCTTAGATCTGTACAATAAAGATAGTAGACTACCTGCTCTCTTTTGTGTCTATAAAATGGAGTTGGTCTAAATCTAATCAATCTTTCATACTGAATTAGTAATGGATCATCTACTCCAGGTGCTCCCACGTAGTTCTTAAATACGTCTTCTATATTTGTTGGAGTAGTAGGAAAAATTGGAATCATTTGTTCAAACCCACTTAAAATATCAAACATTTTTAATTGTTCTACCACATATTGATTTATAAATATAGGTGGAAAAGATGTGTCTGTTAATTTAGATACATACGGCATAATCTTATTCTACCTCAATCTTGGCATTGGTAATCCATTTATATCCAGTGGAGACGCCCTTTGATCTACCCTGCCTTGCCCCTGCTGCAAAATTTTGCTTAAATATTTTAGGCTTTTTTATATAATCAAATAGCCCGCTTGCTCTTAAAAATCCTTGAGTAAAATATCTTTGCATGAACTGATCAAAAACTCTTTCAAAAGACCCTTGAACTTCTTCTCCCCCAGGATTTCTTACGGTTATTGGCTTTTTAACAAAAATGGTTTCTCCACCTTCATAAAATCTTAAAACAGAATTCGCTTTTGGTTTAATAGTAACTGGAACACCATTTTCCATAATTCTTGCTTTGTTATAAAATGGTGTATTACTATTTGTCTGGATTGTTCTAGACTGTCTAAAAGTAGAGCCAACAGATAGTCCAAGATTACTAACAGTATAATCAATATCAAATAATCTTGCAGATGGACTTCCAGTTTGATACCATTCATACACATGGTGTAAAGCACTTCTGTTTGATCTTGCTTCAGAATCTATATACATTCCAAGAGCCGCAATAGTTGTTTTACCTAAATTATCTAAAAATACTTTTTTGCCTTTATTAACACCATCTATAAAACCAAGAGAATATTCTGCAATATTTATTAATTGTTTTTCAAAGTTATTGACTGTTAATGATACCCTCATTAGTCACCTACTGCCTGATTTTCTGTTCTACGCCATAGCATTCTATAATATTCAATATTGCCAAATGGATTTATAAAAGGTTCGATTGTACCAACTTCATATATGGTTCCACGACCAACTCTAGGTCCAGCGGTTTCTTTATATATCAATGTGTCAGATGCATTTCTAATATTAGTAACTAAGATATTGCTGACTGCATTATTAACTCCATCACCAGAAATACGAATATCTGATTTAGATCGTGCAACTAATTTACCATCATATTGTAAAAATACTTCTGGCTTTAATTCATCAGTTCCAGCCCCGCCTACTGTTGTGGCATTACAAACTACAGTCCTATCAAAAACCCAATCTTTATTTGGTTGACCATATTGATTTTGAGTAATAATTGGATAATAGATATCCGCTTTCATTGGATATATAAAGTCTGTGGTTTCACAGGTATTCATTATAATACTCCAGGTGAACCAAAGTTGGTTATATATTTCTCCAAGATTTTATCAACTAAAAGATTGCCTGTTCCAAAGAAAGATCCTTTGTCTACTTGAACTTTAAATTGATCTGTTGAATAGTTTGTAATATATCTCTTATGATATTCTAATCTGCCACACTTTAAATCATCGATAAGCATTAGAATTGCATCTTTAATATCATAGGGGACTACTTTATATCCCGTGGCCAATTGGAACAAGTAGTTCCATCCCATAGGGAATGTTACTCCTGGTGCTACAGCAATTGTGTTTGGGCTATCTTCTGAGTCATACATATATACGGAATCAGAGTATGCTAGTGGTACTCCTCTTGGAAAACTTGCTTGACGAATATAAGAATCTGATTGTTGCGTCCAGTCTTTAATAATTGCAGTTTTATCTTTTGTTAAAAGGTAGTTCCACTGTCCATCTCCTTGTGCTTGCGGATTGTCATCATAATCCCAAACAAGTTGATTATTTTCATATGCCTTCAAAATTAAATATGTTCTATCCCAAACTGGCATGAAGTCTGTATTATTTCCAATTGTTTCATACCAAGATCTTTCATAGTAAAATCCTCCAGGAACAATTGAATCAATAATTGCTCTTGCTAATCCCTCATAATATGTATAATCTTTAATTTCTGTTGCTGTTGTTCCAAGTGTGCTTGGATCTACATATGGTCGCATAATCTCTAGATTATCTTCAACCACAATATCGCCTTCTTCTGCGCTTGTAGACGCAGTAGTATAAACAGCATCATAAATTGTCAGCGCATATGACTCGTCGTATGTATTAAACATGTCTGGAAGAATATATGTGATCTGAGAACTTGCTGAAGATGTTATAGTTGCTGTAACATCATTTACATTTCGTGTACCCTCATTAATAACCAAAATATAATCAGTATTTGGCTCTGGTACATCATATGTAATTGAGAGCGGATATGGTGGGAGTCTTAAGATCTGCATTATACTTTACCGTAATGTTTGGCTACCTCTTCAGGCTTTGCTAGTCGCACTGCCTTATGCTTTAGCCATTTTTCGGATACCTCCTTGGTAACAATATTATAACCCCTTTGGAGTTGCCCCACGCCATTCCAATGTAGGTTTCTTTCTGAAAATACCGCAATTTTTTCTTGAACGGTATCTGACTTTACTTCTTGATGATCTTCTCTAGGAACAAAAGGTAAAATTGCTTCTAGTAAATCTAGTTTTGTTGTTGCACCAAATACATCAATATCGTTTTTCTTTGCATATGATTTTAATTGTGGTACTGTCATCTTATTGAATTTTTCTACTACTTCTTTTGTTGTTGCCATTTTATCCTCCACTGCTATTATATCAGAAATGCCTATTTATATAAACTTTGTGGTTTCTTCACCCCAGAAGGAGTTCCACTGATAATTACATTTTCTCCAAAGTTTGCTGTTGGTATACAACCAAGAGCATATTTTTGTGTTATTACTCCATTAGGTCCACTAATGATTGTTCCTATACCGCCAACTGCAATACATCCATCACCACTGTGTTGATGATCTACTGTTGGACTTCCTGGATATGACATTTGTTCTCCTAATGTGATAAAGGAGGACAGTTTTACCTGCCCTCCTTATCGGTTAGTTTTTACAAACTATGCAGTTGGGTCAACGGCTGCATCTGCGTAAGCAACTGCATCCTGCTCTTCCCATTGAATACCAAAGCGGACGAATACTGTGTATTCAATTGTATCCTTCTTTGGCTTGTACTCACGGTTTACCGTGATATCACGCTGGAAGCCCCAAACACGGTTTGCAGGGAATGTCAAATCGACATAATCTGCTGGGTAATAAGGTACTTCCATAACATCGACACCGAGAACACGAGTTGTACGTGCTCCACCGAATGTCTGTCCAACACCATCAAGGTATTGCTGACGATTACGCTCTGTACCGCCAGTACGTGGTGCAAACGCTTCAGCAATAGCATCAGCGAGTGTACCATTATTCTTAACAATTCCTTGGAAAGCATCTGTACCAGCATAGAACTTTAGGTTCTGCTTGACAGCACGATACTTACGTGGCATTGCAAGAATAATGTCCTGCATGACTTCTGTTGTCCAGTTGTCATCGGTTACAGTAACGAGTGCTTCGTGAGCATCTCCGTCATTCTGTACCTTGTAGACGAAACCTTCCATGATTGAAAGGAAGTCGCCTGTTGAACCATCACCATTAATAGCGAGGTCTTCGATATCGTTAGCAAATGCATTGGTCATCAAGCGAACTAGATGATCTTCCAACGCACCTCCTTCAATATTGTCTTCAAGTGATTCTGTAGATACTTCCCAATCAAGACGAATCTTTTTGGTTGTAAGTTCTACCTTTGTGAATGTAGCACCTGTATTTGTGTAGTCATTGCTTGCCTGTGCAGCAGCACGGATTACACGCTCACCAACGTTAAC